TTTCTGCCCCTTCTCATCCATATCGCCTATGGGGTATGCACGAATTCCATTCAACAAGCGGTCTATCCGCTCTTTTTGAAACGGGGTCAGGGTACCTTGGCCTTTGTTCTCAACCACAGGTTTATTTTCTTTTGGTCTGGTCAACCATCGCACAGCATACTCAAGCGGCAAGTCTATTTTTGTGTGCCCACTTTCATAATAGCAGTACATTCTGTACGAAACACCCAAGCTCTCCGCTACCTCACGGCGACTAAGGCCCGCGTCCTTACGGAAATTAGTTAAATCATCCGGCGTCCACGATGAATACTTGCTCTTACCGCGTCCGTTCTGCATCAGAAACCTCCATAACGCCATGCTGAACGCAATCAGAAACAAAATCATCCACGCTAGAAAAGCGAAACGATTTGCCCGTCCAATCGCAGAAGCTAGCTGCCATCGTCCGCATCATCCTAACATTGTCATCACTTGGATACCTTGAATACTTACGCAAACCGTCAACGAAACCATCGTCCGTGTGCGCCTCCCAGGAGAACTCTTCTCCGGCAGTAATCTTATACTTAGTCATCTTGCCCTCCATGACCTGTTGTTTCTATTATACTAGGAAATGTATTTCACATAGTCAAGAGGTAACGTCAAAAAGTTGACGATTGTTAGTGGAAAACAGGGCGCGTCAATTTTTTGACAGTCAACCCCCTAAATGGGGGGTGCGGCGTCAATAATTTGACCCGTTGGATTTTCAGAATAGGGCCTAGGGTACCTGTAAAACGCTGTAAACATTACACTTTTTATTGCCTGCAAGCCGCGTCAATTTTTTGACACCCTGGCTGCACATGTCAATAATCTGGCGCATTAGCTGTCAAATGTTTGGCTTGACAAGACAAAAAAATAGCCCCTCTCGGGGGCTATTCTTAGCATTGGGGTTAGCCTATAGGCGCGTTGATGTTACGCGTCCTGACTGAAAATATTGAACGATATCATATGGTAGGCCGTGCCATATGCTATCGCTACCTATTATATCGCTAGGCAATAAATCACCCTCTACAGCGTTTTGAGGGGCTATCTCGCGCCTTGTTACCTCTTGCAGTATCTCATAGCCGCCTAGGTCATGGCTACCACCAGACGCGCCGTAGCGGTGATTGTATTGTTGTTGCGTATAAGTTAGAACAGCGTCTTGCCCTATCGCGTTTCTAATCTCAGAAATGCGGGCGCGGATATTATCAGCACCCATGCCAGTGATATTCATTAGCTGGCGTACCGTTGCGCCCCCCTCAATGCGGCAAGAGCGGTATAACATGCCAATATTGCTTGAATGACGATAAGGACACTCAGGCGTTTGATAGGTGGTTTCAGTTTCAACGGGTGCTGGCTGGCTGGCAATCACTTGCCCATAGTTTACGCGCTCTCTATCTGATGTCTCAATAAGAGTAATCAGAAACCGCACCCAATTCCTAACCTTGCCAGACGATAACGTGCTAGGATGCTGGCGGAATTCAACAGTGCCCTTGTTCCATGTCTCGAGGTTAATAGCGTTATATTTGCCAGAACGCCCTATTGAATTAAAATCGCGCAAATCTGATATAGTCTGGCAAGCTTCAAAACGCGAAGCGAATTCGTTCACCGCTCTTGCCATACCCCTGAACATATAGTTTTCGCGCCCTGCGCTGTTGTCCCCACGCGATAGCGGCATAAAATCGTCTATAGCGCTTTGGTGCATTGCATAGCGTCTTATGACGTCTTTAACAAGCTTGGGTGACATATCCGCGCCAGCAAACCAATCTTCGCTAGGCATTAAAAAGCTAACACTAGACGCGCGTTGCTTTACATGCTCAATGTATGCGTCAATATTAACGGCTGGCTTTAGGCGTTTCTTGCCAATATGGATATGCAAGCCGCATTTCTTGCGATACTTCAAACCTAGGCTTTTGCATATTTCCATAATAGCAGATAAATCAGCCCACACTTGCGGAACGTCTGGCAATGGAGGGGTTACTATTTCAACGTCTACCTCAACAGTGCCATCTGGCTTAACTTGTAGCCATGTAAAGCCAGCCTGATGTAAGGTTTCCTCAACTTTGCGAATTGACTGACACCCTGAGCTAGAAAAATAATATTCTAATTCCGCGCCAAATGTTGGTAATGTGTAATCTTGCTTCCAGTAAGTCATTGTTTTTGTTTCCTTTTTACGTTTCACAATGCAAGGGCAAGCCCTAGCCTACACAGTATATCAAAGAAACAAGTTGCAAACAAGAACAATTGTACGGGTTATCCTGCTGAAAACATTGGCTTTTTTATTTTTCTGAAAATTAATTTTCGCGCCGGATTTCAGCGGATTTCGGCGGGTTTTCCATCCTATACCATTACCAATAACAGTTTAGCAGCCTATACAAATACCATTACCTAAATCCCCGATACCCCGATGTCCCGAGCTCCAACTGCTGTGCTGCCCGGGCCCCGAACAATTGTTCACCCTCCCTGGCCCGCAGCAAAAAAAGGCCCGCCGAAGCGGGCCCAGTTGGGAGGAAACACGGCGGATTACGGGCCGCCGACCCGAACATTTCTAGGCATCCCGAACCACGAGCCCCCAATCTGGGTTGTAGTACGGCTCAAAATCCAGAACAATTTGCTCTGCTGCACGAGAGCTGCTAGCTGTAACGTAGAAAGACCGCCCGCCGCGAGTCAATGTAACTAGGTAATTTCTCATCACGCCGCCTCCTGCTCACAGCGGTAATTACTTACGACTTCTTCGCCAATAATATAAGCGTACATGTTAACGATGTGCTCAGGAGAGGTAAGGTCAGTTGACACCTCGCCGAAGTTGTCCTGCTCGTACTCTTTAATAAAGTTAATGATGTCGAATACGTAACTGCCCATCCAGTTAATGGCGCGTTCTGTGCCGATAATGTAGTAGTCTGTGTTGAAAGCGTGATGATGTAGGTCGTCTAAGTTATCTTTAATCCACTCATGGCCTTGCGCCTGCATTGTTTCGGCTAGCCAATCGTCGAAGTGCTCTTCAATCTCTTCTCTTTTGTAGTCCATGTCGTCCTCGTTTAGTTGGTTTCGTTCACACTATAATAATAGTATAGGAAACTATTTTCACACAATCAAGAAAAAAATGCACTTTTTTATGTCAAACATTTGACACCCGCAGCAGACGATTCAGGAACTGACTTTCTAATTCCCCGGCGCAGCTCGAACAATTGTTCCGCAGGACAGCCCGGGGGCGGGGGGCGAACAATTGTTCCGCAGGAGAGCCGGGGGGGCCTGAGCAGAACAATTGTTAATGAGCTCGTGATTCCCCGGCGCTGCACGCCTGGCTCGAACCCCGATTCACCAGGCTGCCGGGGCCTAACCCGAACAATTTTACGGGTCGCCGGGCTGCCCCGGCCCCGATAACCCGAACAATTTGGGCCCGACCGAGCGCTGCACGCAAAAAAGGCCCCGAGGCAGCCACCCCGAGGCCCGATTACCCGAACAAAACCCCGATTCTGGGCCCGATGTTCCCCGTCTCCCCGCGAAAACGGTATTATATGCCCGATTATGGGTTTATTCGTTATCATCAGTTATCTCTACAACATCTTCTTGTTCTTGCGTTACGTTCTTCATCCTACGCTCTGCCATGCGCTGAAACTCTGCAAGCTTTTCAAGCACTTGCTCCCTTCCCATCTGCGTTACATCTTCATGCATTACATGGCTTTTATTTACGAGTAGCCCTGTTGCCTTCAATCTAAGCTCTTCAGCGCGGATTGCTTCGCCAAATTTACCCATCTCCCACGCTTCGTCTCGCATCTTTTTTAGGTCGCGCACAGACTTGTCTACAGTGACGCCATACTTCGTTCTAGCCTCTAGGCGCATCTCCTCTAGGCGTTCTTGCACTATGGGGTTTCTGAGCAGTCTTACAGCCGCTACAGCAGGGTTTTTGTAACCAGCTTCTCTCGCGGATGCGGTTTGAGTTTTATCTCCGTTAAAATACAAATCCAAAAACTTTTGCTGTTGAGGCTTTAATCGCTCCATGCCTACAGCAGTTTGTTCCTTCGTTAAACTCTCTCCGACTTTGGGCATATCGCCACTTCCTTTCTAACTAATATATGGGGGACTTTGGTATGTCCCCATATATATATATATATACAAAGTTACCAAAGTTACCAAAGTACAAATGTTTTCAGTTACTTAACCTAACTTTGGTGAGATATTGGGTTAAAACCAAAGTTACC